AGATGGTCCAACTGATTGCCACATAATTGTAAGAATGTTCTGAATATTTAAATCATCAAAATCATAGGTTGTTTGAGCAGCATTAAATGTAAAGGTAGTTACTTTAGCGGCATAGATAGTAGAACCAGCAGCATTGATAGTATCGTTGATAGCCTTCTTAACCACATAACGTGGGAATGTAGGTGAGATAGTAACCTTAGTATCTAATGCGTGGGTAGCAGCAGTAGTACCTAGATAACCACGACCATATGGAGATACAGTTGCTGTGTTAGCAACACGGTCAAATGAATCAATCCACATCAACTCTTCATCAATCTCAATTACACCTTTACCTAGATTCTCAGTTGAACCTAAAGTTAGGATAGTAGGAGATGTAGATGATGATGTAGTGGTAGTAACAGCAGCACCTAAGTGTGTTGCTCTATCCTGTTGGTAGGTATAACCTGCAAGGTTAATCTGGACCTCATTAATTAAGTCTGTTAATGTAGTTGTCAAGAGGCTATGCTCCTTAGTGCGTCAATTGCTGATTTGCCAGTAGTTCCAGCAAGTTCATTACAAATACCATTTAAATCTTTATACGCAGATGGTGCTCTACTAGCACTTGCCTTAATATTTAAGGCTCCAATTATTCCAAGTCCTGATGTACTAGCCCAAGCATTAGCAGCACCTTGTTCGTCTTTAAATGCTGTTATTGCTGGGTAAGTTCCACCATTGGCTAGGCGATTTAATTCAGCACATAGAGTGCTACCTGCGTTACCTGTTGGCATTGTTTATCCTATCTAGGTGTAATGATTTTCTTATCAGGGGTGATAAGTTTTGACTTAGGCTCTTCCTTAGGTTTACCAAAGAATGCCTTGTAATAATGTTCATCAAATGAAAAGCGTTTCATATGTGGAGCAGTGGCTCCTGTATGGCAATGTAATGGAACTTCTGCCTTATCGCATAGTGCGAAGAAGAATATATCTTCGCCTATAAACTTAGTTCCTCTACCCATCTCCATAAACATCTGTCCATCTGGTGCTACGGGTCTTACCTTTTCAACTACGCTACGGTGCATTAGGATAAATCCAAACCCTGCAGCATCTACCTTAATCAGTTTATTCTCAGGTAATGGATGCACTCTGGTTAATCCAAAGCCACCTTCATTATCATTAACAAAACTAAATACTGTAGGCATTGGAACCATCAAAGGTTCCTCAGGATTATCTGTAGTAAAGTACACTCCAGAAATTAATGGACGTTTCTCAGCATCTCTATTATCCCATAATAATCTAAACTTCTCTGGACTAATTACTACATCTGAGTCTACCCATAGTAGCCATTCATAATCAGTCTTATCAAACCAGTAATCAATTACTGTTTGTCTTTGTCTAGCAATCTGGTTGCCCTGACTTCGTAGTGATGTTGCAAACTCTACGCCAGACTTTAACATTACATCTGTTACGCCTTGCATAAACTTGCCATCAACCATACCGTTGTCACACCATACAACTGCTATTGAATCTTTTTTACTCATTGTCCCCACCTTAATTATTTCTTGTTTCTAGCAGATATCGCTTTGGCTTTACGCTTTGCGTCAGCCTTTGAACTAGCACCCCAGGCTTGCAGGGATAATAGTAATCTTGTAGGCTCACCATTAGGCTTGCGTTCAGGTCCTGGCATACCGCCCATACGGGCCAAGAATGAGGCTCTACGGGGGTTATCACCGCTCTTTACGGGTGCCTTGAGGGTTCCACCCTTGTAGGATGCTCTGCCCTTCGCATTTAGGCCGCCCTTAGGGTTCTTGCCTTCTTTACGTGTCCACGCTGCTGTCTTTGCCATTATTTGCCCCTATACTTTGCTGTCTTCTTTGCTATGTTCTTAGGTTGTTTAACAAACTGTTTGCCCTTAGCATTACCTTTGGCCTTAGCCCTATTGGTTGCTGCCTTCTCTGCAGGACTTAAAGCATCCCACGCTGCAGTAGGTAGATATCTCTTCTTACCTTTAGATGGTTTACCATCAGATGTTTTCCACTTTTCAGCAGACCACTTCTTAAGTGATTGTTGAGATTTAGCAAGTGCCATTACTTGTAACCTCCGCCTGCTTTCTTGTATTGCACAGCAAGTAGTTGTGCCTTACGGGCTGACCATTCTCCTGGGTCTCCACCCTTAGAACCAGCCTTAATCTTCTTAAACAATGTTGCTCTCATACCAGGCTTGGTATAGTTCCCAGCCTGATTAACTTTAGACTTTGCTTTTTTCATTTAGTCCCCTTAACTTGTTCTTTAGTCTTTGGGTCAAGACGAGTTTTTTCCCGTCCATCCTTTCGGAGAATAACAATCATACCGTCCCGCATAATTGATTTATTGAATCCGTCGTGACGCTTGCGTTGACCCGATGACATTATTTAGAATCCTGGAAGGATAGTGCGGCCAATTTTTCTAATTGCTTTTGCAGCAGCAGAATCTCTATTAGGATTATATATTTTATTTTTGGCAGTAGTGGTCTTCTTTGCGGGAGTGGTTTTCTTAACTGCTGACTTAGGAGCACTATAAGTAAAGTTAGATGGTCCCTTTGGGGCACTATAACTAAAGTTAGATGCTACTGGACCAGGAGAAGCCTTTGGAGTATAAATAGCATTTTGGTATCGTGTCTCACCATATAGACGGCGAACACCTTCACCAAAAGATGCTACTGCTCCTGCTTGCTCTGAACCTTTATTCATAGCAGCAATGCTTAAAGCCTTTTTCATACCAAGTTTCTTAATGCTGTTAATTTCAGACTGAGAAACCTTGATGTTTTTATTTACATTTTTAGGACGAGTTGATTTAGAGTTTCCAACTGTTGAGGATGGGCGCCCTGCACCAAGTTTTAATCCAGCCTTTTTAGGCATATCATCATTCATTGCCATTTACTTATCTCTTTTCATTTTAGTTACTTTTCTTGTAATTTTACCAGTGATTTGTTTTCCAGTTGCATTGTCGTAACTGCGACCTTTAACTAAAGCACCAATCATTTGACCAAATTGGTCATCTTCATAATTACGAGCAATATTTGCTTGACTTCTATAGTACTCACGGCCCTTGCCACCTTCAGCCATATCATTTGGTGGGTATGTGCTACCCTTAAGAGAATTTTCTGACCTTTTACTTCTAGCCTTTAGGTAGTCTTTTGATTCTTTCATAAGGTTTTCTAAGTAACTCATTACTTCTTCTTACCCATTTTCTTCATAACCATTTTCTTACCAGCCTTCTTGGCTGCCTTCTTGGCCATTGCCTTACCTTTTGCAGTATAAGGGAATTCCATTTTTCCTACTTTTGGCATTAGATTTGTCCTATCTCTTTCATTATGGTTGCGGCTTTTGGAGTTATATCTTTAGTCTTAGGCATAGTGTCCGCATCGTACGCTTTACCTAATACTTCTGAAGCCCTATGCGCTTCTTGTACGTGACGCATAGTTGTTCCTGCTGGTTGTATTCCTTGTGCTCTTGCATCTCTATAGGCTTGTAATTCAGATGTCCATTTCTTATCTGAAATATCTCTCTTAGCATCTCCAGAGTTCATCTGAAGTCCTAAACCTTTACATCCAAAACATCCATCAATTGCAACTGGATGATGTTCCCAGTGTTTCATATGTCCCCTTATACTGCTGTAAAGTTTGCTTCTGTTACTCCTACGCCACCAGCAATTAGTGCTGCTTTGGTAGCATCGTTAACTATATGATTATGTCCACCAATATAGAACTCTTGGTAATCATCTATTGCCTCATCAAGAACATATCGAACTCTTGAATATACTCCGCCACTCTTAGCAATACTGATACCTCTATCTAATTTATAGAAGTAAAATAATCTATGTTTACCTGCTGGTCCTTCTCGGACTGTAGGTGTTTTAAAAACATAATCTGCCATTGTTCTCCTTAATGAACTTACTGTAAGGCTAGAGTTTCCCCTAGCCCTACCGTCAATCAACTAAGCGATTGAAGAACCTGATTCGATTCGGTATAGTGCCTCTTCACGGTAGCGTGCAAAGCCAAGTACGCCGTACCAACCCATTGGGCGGTGACGCATTAACTTGTCAACTACTGGTCCGATAACTACATGTGGCTCTTCGGCAACTGCCTCAGCCAATGCCTGTTGTCCAGCGATGATTGTGCGGTACACCTTTGCAGATGAAGCACCATCAGTTGCTGAGTACAGACGTGGAGACTCTACGAAGTAAGCACCTTCGTATGTTCCAATTTCTCCTGCCCAGATACGGTCTTGAACAGAGCCGTATTGGTTAGGAAGCAACCATCCTGCTGAACCTGTCTCTGCACGAAGGTCATGTGATACCTCTGGGTGAATACCAGTCCAGTATAATGAACCCTTACGAGCAACGGCTTTACCAGCACGTAACTTAGCAACAGCCTTACGGATGTTAGCAGAAGAGATAGTTGCAGCAGCAGTTACTGTTGCTGTTGAAGTTGCAGTTGAACCTGAGTAGATTACGTTAGTTCCGCCACGCAATGTTGTCATTGCGATAGAGTCAATAGAATCTGCAAGGTTAAATGCAATAATATTTGCGATTGCTGGGTCTACATCAGCAAGGCTGAATAGTTCCAACGCACGAGTTACCAACACTGAGTTACCGTACTCTGCAAGAGTAATGGTTACTGAGGTTGGTGTGGACATTGCTACTGCATCTGGGTCAGTATCCTCTGTGAGGGCTGAAGTTGCAGTTGATAGGTCAACATAGCGTTGTAGAACAACTGTTGAACCAGGGATTGCTTGACGTGCTGGACGCTTATCTGCAACTGAACGAATTAATGGCTCAGAGCGAAGAGCGAATTCAAGAAGACGGTCATACGCCTTCTGTACTAAACCAGCAGAACCAGCGGTTCCTCCTAATGAGGACGAACCTGTTGATACGTAGGCGTTAGCCATGTTTCACCTCCAGGGTGATTAATAACGGAAATTTATTGTGAGCGAAGTACATCTAATAATGCATCCATTGAATCTGCATTATCGATGCGAAGATTTAAGTCCTCTGCTCGGTCTGGGGTCATAGCGTTAGACGTTAGAACATCCTGTTGACGCAATGCGGCACGGTCTTGTTCTGATACCTTAGGCTCCTCAGTAGCAACTGTAATTCCGAATAAGTCTGCGTTATCATCAAGCCAGTTAGAAACTGACTCTTCGTTAACATCATCCAAATCCTTAAGAACTAATCTTGCTGCTTTAAGGTTGACACCCTTCTTTTCTAGGACCTCTTTGACTGTACGCTCACGCTGCACCTTGGATAATCCCTCAAGTTGCTCAGTGAGTTCCTTGATACGTTTCTCATCGTTGCGCTTGGCTTTTCGTAACTTTTTAAGTAAGTCACTTCCATCCAGTTGTGCACCGTTGTCGGTATCTAGGTCGTCTTCGTCTTCATCCCAGTAGTTGTTGCTCATGGCAACCCACCCTTCTATTCGTTTAGTTTAGTCACAAGCCTCAGATTCTAGTCGGGGAACTAGCCTGGCTCTTGCTACCAGTCTTTTACACCATGTGTGCTGGTCGGCCACATAGGATTCTATTTAGAACTGTCCTGCTGAAGAACCTTTATTTAAGTATCCAGTAGAGAATGAACCTTTCATGGTTCCAGATTCCCCTGCGAATCTTGCTTGTTCAACATCTTTCAGACTTGAAAGTTGTCCTAAGTCTGATGCATTTTTCATAAATACTGCACTCTGTGCTTGTTGTTGAGTAAACTTGCCACCAGTAAATTCAGCAAGAGTATTTGCTCTACCAAGGCCTGCCACTTGTCCGTAACCAGTAAGTGCTGTACCGTAATCATAACCTCTGTTTGCAATATCAATTGCTGTTGGTAAATCAACGTTCATTCCATATTGTTGAGCAGCAGAGATGACAGATACGCCCTTAACTTTCTGACTTAGAGCCTGTGCTCCTTCTGGTCCAGTTAAGATAGCCTTAGCAATTGCGGTTCTATCTACTCCAGGGAAATATGTTGATAAACTTTCTTTAAGTTCTTTAGGAGCATAATCAATTGCATTGAATACATCGCTAATTAAACTTGCTACCTCGTTAACTGATTTTTGTTGTCCAATTACACCACCAAGGAAGTCTTCGGTAGCCAATTCGCCTAATCCAGCAGTTCTCAGAACCTCACCCATTTTTGCTTCGGTAGCAAAAAACTCAGCAATTGTTGGGACTGTAATAGCAGCACCTTTTTGCTTTGCATCTCTAAGAGCAAATATGCCTTTAAATCTAGAAGTAAATTCTGGGATAGCATTTTCATTTTCGGCCTGATATAGGGCAAGATTTATTGCTTCTTCTGTTGTTGAGCCTGTCTTATAAAATCCAGAAGTTAAACTATAAAGTTTACTTACATAATTTTTATTTGACTCTTCTTTTCCAAATATTAAACCTAAGGTTGCTTTAAATGTATCTAGGGCTAAGGTTGGTTTATTAGCCTCTGCAAGAGCCTTATCAGCATCCTGTTGTTGTTTCTGTAATGCAAGTTGTTGTTCGTAAGTTAATCCAGCAGAAACGAATCCACTGTCTCCAGTATTTGTTTTCTGGCCATTGATAAAATCTTGTATTGCTTTTTCGGCGGCACTGAGAGTTGTATTTGCCTCAGTTATTATTTTTTGAATTTCTGGGTCAACCAGCGCTCCTTTAGGAACAACATTTGCAGGTTTTGCTGCTTTAGTGGTAGGTAGTGTTTGACCAGGTTTGGTAATCGTAGTTACCTTGGGATTTCCTAGCCCGTATGTAAAGTTTGATGGTGTTGCCATTATACTCCATATCCAAACGCTCTACCTATTGCTGTTGCAGCAGTTCTTGCTGACTCATTAGCAGCGGTTGTATTCTCCCATTGAGGAGTGTTTCTTAACTTAATTCTAAAATCTGCAAGAGACATGGAAGGCAATTTACCAGCAGTGCCATCTGGACGCAATGCTCTATCTAACTCTATATTGTCCAATTCAATTGTATTAGGGTCTAGTTCTAACTCTTTTGACATAAGACTAATGTATGGAGAGGCTAGGTCTCTAATTGTAGAACCTGGATTTTGCTTTAAACGCTCTGCGTATTGAGGATAATTTAATGCTGCTTTTTGAGCAATAGTAGAACGGAAGTCGTCATTAGTAATCTCGCCTTTAGCAATTTGCTTAGCAGCATTATATAATTCTGCATCTGAAAAATCTAATGGCCCAAAGCCAGCGAGGATAGACCTTACGTTATTAAGGGCAGTTAAAGATTTTCCGCCTAAAGTCTTTTCATCTTTAAAGTTGACTTTTGCCCATATGTAATCAGAGGCAAATATCTCTGGTTTAAAATATGATGGATATTCTGTTGTAAGAGTATTTTCTACCTGACGCTTTATTTCGTCAGTGCTTGCACCAGGTTTGACAGTAGTAGATTTAACAACATTTTCTATTTGTCTATCTTGCTCAGCCTTAAACTTTTTTAGAAAGTCATCTAAGTCAACATCGGTAAATTTAACATTATATTGAATATCTTTTGCTGTTTTTTCAAGCAAGGCTTTTGCAGAAATTTTATTTAATCTGGTTACAGCCCTAGATGAACTAGTAGTCTGTTTAGGTTTATTAGGGTCTTCAGTACCCGCTAAAATATTCCTTATGTCAAA